CTAATAGTGTGGGTATGAGATTCTTTAATGTATGGGCAGAGGAAGGTAGTAGAGATGATATGCTTTACAGAATGCTTCAAGATAATACTGCACAATATATTACACGACATAGAAGAGATTGGATTCACGTTAATGATATCGCAACAGCAATAAGTTGTTTATTACCTGATAACTTTCGAGGTGTACTAGATATAGGAACAGGTAAAAATCATTCTGTTTTAGAACTGGCTATGAAGATGGGTAGAAGTGATCTTCCAATATTAGATCACACTCCAAATGAACCAGACAGTTTGTGTGCAGATACAACAATATTAAGATCATTGGGTTGGTCTCCTACTATAGATATTCTAGACTAGTATGAAATTAATAGCACATAGAGGTAATGTTAAAGGTTCAAATCCTAAATTGGAAAATAATCCATTATATATTGATGAAGCTATAAAGTTAAACTATGATGTTGAGATTGATGCTAGGTATGATCCAATAACTCAAGTATTTTGGTTAGGTCATGATGAACCACAATATAAAGTTAGTTGGAAATGGATGGCTAATCGTCATTCTAATATATGGATACATTGTAAAGATATAACTACTTTAGAGGAATTTACAAAATATAAACATTCTGGTTACCAATATTTTTGGCATCAAGAAGATGATTATACATTAACTAGTAATAATTATATTTGGACTTATCCTGGAAAACCATATTCATCTAAATCAATACTTGTTATGCCTGAATGGAATATGCAAATATCTAATTTAGTTGATTTAAAAGTATTTGATTGTTATGGAATTTGTTCAGATTATGTGGAGGTTATTTCATGAAAGTTGCAATTACATTTATAGGAACTAATCAGTATCTTAATTTCTTACCAAATTATTATAAGTATATTGAAAAATATTTTCTTCCTAATACTGAGAAAGTTATCTTAGCATTTACTGATGGGGAACTAAGTGAGACACCAGATAACATTAAGGTTTATCATCAAAAACATTTGGAGTGGCCGTTTATCACTCTTAAAAGATTTGAGATTATTAATAAAGCACGACAGACCATTGAGGAATGTTCTCATCTTGTGTTTATTGACGCTGATGCTCTTCCTGTCACCACTATAACAGAAGAAGAATTTTTTAATGATAAACCATTGTTTGGTGTTCATCATCCATGTCATTTTTTAAAGATGAAACCTCACGATAAATATCCAGGTTCTTGGGATCAAAATGAAAAATCTTTAGCATACGTTGATACTGTTAAAGAACAACCACAGATATATTATCAAGGATGTTTTTGGGGTGGACAAGTTCCAGAGGTATGTGCTATGATAGATGAGTTAGAGATAAGAACTAATACAGATTTAGAAAAAAATGTGATTGCATTATGGCATGATGAAAGTCATATTAATAGATTTTTTCTTGATAATCTTGATATGGTTCATACATTTGGATCTGAATATGCCTATCCAGAATCTTTTTCAGAGGTTTGTTCTTTTGAACCTAAAATAGTACATCTTAAAAAAAATAATAGCAAATATCATTGTTGACATGGAAAAAACAAAGGATGATTACACTGAAATGCAGAGATTATTTTATGATAATACTGCTCATATAATGAACATTGATAATCATAAACAGCATGATAGTAATGAATTTTATTGGACGCATTTACTATCACCCTTTGCTGAAGGTGATTGGAGTAAAAAGAAAGCAATTGATTTTGGATGTGGATGTGGAAGAAATGTCATTAATGTACTTGATACCTATGATGTAGGTGAAATGCATGGATGCGATATTTCAAAATCTAATCTTGAATTTTGTGAAAAAAATCTATCTAATACTAAGCATAAAAATTATAAATTTTTTCTTACGGATGGGCAGAGTTTAAATTCTTGTAAAAGTAATGAATACGATGCCATAATATCAACAATCGTCCTTCAACATATTTGTGTATATGAAATTAGAAAAAATATTCTGACTGATATGTACAGATGCTTAAATGATGGTGGAATCCTTTGCTTCCAAATGGGATATGGTGGTGGTCATCCTAGTGCTAGCGGATATTATGATAATTACTATGAAGCAGAAGGAACAAATAGTAAGTTTGATGTTAGGGTAGATGATCCTCAACAAATTACTAAGGATTTGGAAGAAATTGGATTTGTTAATATTGAATATGATATTGTAAAATCTCATCATGATTATCATAATCAATGGATTTTTATTAAATCTAAAAAATCAAGTTAGAATTAATTAAATGAAAGTAGCAATTTTATTGGGTGGGCAATTACGGGGAAGTGATAAAACGTGGCAATGCATAAAAAAACTATCTGAGTATCTTAATGCAAAAATTTATGTATCAAGTGATGAAAGATGGGAAAATATGCCATTCAAATTTTCTTGGTTAAAAACTTCAGTACCCCAAAAAAATATATTCTCTGATGAATCTTGGTATTTACATGAACATAAAGAAAGATATTATCATCAATGGAGGCATTTAAATAGTTGTTATAATTTTATTAAAAATGACTTGACAAATGATGATATTATAATTAAACTCAGAAACGATCTTATTTTTGATATATTTGACGTTTATAACGTTTCCAATTCCGTGGTTTGTCCAGAAAAAGAATTTCATTCTTGGCGAAATTTTGATACAAATTCTGTATGCAATGATCAGATACTTTTTATGAATAAACAAGTTGCAGAGATATATTTTAATTTAATGTATGGTGAAAATTTTGACTCTGAAAAAATTATCAATCATGTTATGGGTAATATTAAATTAAAGGATATTGGAATCGAATCTGTAATAAGAGAACATTTAAGAAATAATAATATTGATATAAAAACTTTTAAATTAAACTATTATAAATCATAATGTTATGACTAAATTAGTAATCTTTGATTTAGATGGTGTGTTAATTGATAGTAAGGATTACCATTATGAAGCCTTGAATCAAGCTTTAGGTAAAGAATATGCAATTACTAGAGAGGAACACGTTACACAATACGATGGTCTTCCTACAACATCTAAGTTAAAACTTCTTACAGAAAATAAAGGTTTACCTATTGATAGGTATGATAAAATATGGAAAGATAAACAGACAAATACACTGAAGATCTTTAGTGAGTGTGTTGCAAAAGATTATGAGTTGATGGGATACTTTCAACAACTTGTGGATGCTGGATATAAGATTGCAGTCGCATCAAATAGTATTCGTAATACTGTAAAGATTATTCTATTACGTCTAGGACTTCTTGAGTTTGTTGACGTATATATTTCTAATGAAGATGTGGTTAGAAACAAACCATTTCCATCTATGTATTGGAAGTGTATGATGACCCTTGGTGCGTTGCCAGATGACACTGTAATTCTTGAGGACAGTCATATAGGTCGTCAGGGTGCATTGGATAGTAAATGTCATTTAATTCCTATAGAGGATAGGAAAGACCTTAATCAAGATAAAGTTGACAGAATAAAAAAAATCCTTAATGGTAAAAAGAAAAAAGTTTCTTGGGAGAGTAAAACTATGAACGTATTAATTCCTATGGCGGGACGTGGAAGTCGTTTTGCTACACAAGGATACACATTCCCCAAACCTCTTATTGATGTAAAGGGTAAACCTATGATTCAGGTGGTTGTAGATAACCTAAACATTAAAGCTAACTATACATTCATTGTTCAGAAAGAACATTATGAAAAGTATAGTTTACAATACCTTCTTAATCTAATTTCACCTGATTGTAACATTGTTCAGGTAGATGGTATAACAGAGGGTGCTGCATGTACTACGTTACTTGCAAAGCAATTTATTGATAATGATGAACCATTATTGATGGCAAACTCTGATCAATTTGTTCAGTGGGATTCTAATGAAACACTCTATGCATTCTCTAATGGGGAATGTGATGGTGGTATTCTTACCTTCCCTGCATCACATCCTAAGTGGTCTTATGCTAAATTAAATGATGATGGATTGGTAACTGAGGTTGCTGAGAAAAAACCAATTTCAAAACATGCGACTGTTGGTATTTACTGGTGGAAGAAAGGTTCTGATTATGTTAAGTATGCAGAACAGATGATAGAGAAAGATATAAGAACTAATGGTGAGTTCTATGTGTGCCCAGTATTTAATGAAGCGATTAAGGATAATAAAAATATTCGTATTAAAGAGATTGAATCTGGAGGTATGTGGGGTATTGGAACTCCTGAAGATCTTAATTATTTTATGAAAAATTATGAGGGAGAAATTTAATGTATGAAGAATGATATAGTTTTATATACTCATAATCCTCTTGGAATGAGACACCTTAAACTTTCAGTAGAGTCTCTTCTTCAGGGTCAATCAGAAAATTTTCATTGGAATACTTTATATCTTTATAATGCAGGTTCTAAAAATTCTACTGACGAAATAATTAATTATCTTCAAGATGTGGAGCAAATTAATTTTTCTTGTGATGATTTAAGGATTATTGAATGGGATTCTAATACAAAGAAAACATTAGCTCAGGATTTATATAATATCTTTTCTTCTTATAATGAGGTAGGAGAAAGAAATAATGTTCTTCTTTTAAAACCTGATTATTGTTTATCACATACTTTTCATAAGGAAATCCAAAAATATCAAAATGGGTCTCCATTCATGTGGTCACTTCCCGTCTATAATAGTAAAGAATGGTTGAATGACGATGAGATAAAATCTTTCCTTTCATCTCAAGGAGAGTTTGTAGACGAAAATGAATTCATTTACTGTAGAGTAAAAGAAGATGGTAGTGAAACTGGAAATCCTTTTGATGAAACAAAACCAGAAATAAAGTATGTTGGATGTAAAGTTTCTTTAGATTATAACGTGCATTACTTTAATAGTATTTCTTCTGAATTTTTATATCGTGGAGTAAAGGATTGTACATGGGGAGGAGTTGCAAACTGTTTTATTGAAATGAAAGCATCTGGTGTTCCTTTTATTAAAAACTTTAATTCATACACATTGCATGTTTATCATGAGGTTTTTACTAAAAATAATAAATCAGATAGATTAGATGCTCGTAAAATTGTTGAAGGTCAGAGGTATTGATGTTTGTTATTCCGTGTAAATATACTTCTAAGAGTCCAATTGTAGAATGTGTAAGGAGTGTTCGTAAACATTATCCAAATGATTTGATTGTAATCGTTGATTCCGACTCTGATGATAAAAGTTATTTTAATTTAATTGAGGAATATGATGTAGTTATAGAAGACATATCAAATAAAAATTTTTTAGATGGATCTCTTTGGCATTGCTATGAAAAATTTAAACACGAAAATTTTTTCTATCTCATTCAAGATAGCATGAAAATCAAAATGAATTTTGATTATGTTGAGGATAGTGACTTTACATGTATATCTTCCTTTCCAAATAATTGTTGGGCAGAAAATTTTAATGGTGGATCAGAAGCGCAAAAAAAATTTGTTAAAAATATATTAGCAAAAACTAATTATCAATATCTAAAATCCGAAATAAATTGGTACCCTGTGTTTGGTATTAGTTTTTTCATTTCTAGAAAACTTCTAAAAAAATTAAAATCCAATAACTTGCATAGATTCCTTCCATGTAGTAAAATGGAAATGGAAGCAGGTGAGAGGATATGGGGAATGGTATTATATCAAGAAGGTATAGATGTTTTAAGTTCTTGTATAATGGATACACCCTTCCATGTAAAACCAAATCCTATTATTAGTAAAGTATTTTTACATAGAAATTAATGGACAAGAATAAAGCAGTATTTAAATTAAAAGGTTTGCCACCCATATATTATATTAATCTAGATGGCCAACCAGAGAGGAAGGTATACATGGAGGCTCAATTTGAGTATTGGCAAATAGAAAACTATACTCGTGTATCTGCTTATGATGGTCGTGAAGATGATCTTGGTGATATTCTTAAGGGAAGGTATCCAGATAATATGTTATCGGGTGAAGTTGG